CGACCGCTTCTGTCTTCCTCAAAGGCGACCTCTTGCTTAGCCCCTCAGAATCATCCGCGGCATCGGCATCAGGTAGTTGGGCGATTGCCCGCAGCCTGGCCCGGTGCCTCCGCTCAGGATCTCGTTCGGCTGCAGCCATGTCTGCGCGACCGCGATCGGCGCCCCGTTCTGCCGCGATAAAGCCTCCGGATCGGTGCCGGCATAAACGTTCCAGCCTGTGGCGGACGCTGGCGGAGCGGCTGGTTGAACCACGAACGACGTCGCCGTAGTCGTGAGCGCTGTCACGATCGACGGCGCCCCTTCCTCGCCCTTGTTATTAGTCCAGGTTACCGCCACATAATAAGTGCCATTCTCCAGGCCGCCCTCTGCGGCGGCTATTTGAGGTTCTGCCGCTCGTGGAATAGGGGACAACGCGATCCCGATTCCCGTGAGCAGCAATCGTTCGTATGCCCAGTTTGCCCGCCCGTGGAATTGATCGCGCTTTGTGCTGTAGCGGTCGTTCAACTGGCTCGAGTACGCGTCTCCGTAGACCGACTCCAGGGTCCGGAATGTGTGCCAGAGCTTCAAAGCTGGCGTGACTACCACGTTGTCGATCTTAGGTCGCGCCGACAGCCAGATTGCCTGCTCGGCGCGGCCCGGCCCGTTCAGTAGCGTTGTGATTTCTATCGCCAATTCCTCTTGCGCCAGAAACAACTTCTGCGTCACGTCGATTCCCTCGACGTTCGCCACGTTCGTGAGCTGTGTATCCTGCGCCGTCAAGTCTTCCATGTCCGCGATAGGACCGTCCGTAAACAGAGCCATATCGTTCGCCTAGTCCTTCCCGGCTTTGGCCCCGCCCTTCAGTTTCTTCATGTCGTCCGTCAGCCTTTTCAATTCGTCCGATGGCACCATCGTGACTTCCAGCTTGGAAGCCACCGCAACGTCCTGTGCCGCCTGACACGCCGCTTCCTTCGACTGCTGGAAGAGTGCGGCTTGGTCCGCAGCGGCCAGTTGTGCGGAGCCTTCCACCACCATCTTGGCGGCGAGGCGTCGCGGAACTTCCACTAACACACCTTTCTTACCTCCGTCATCGGTTGACAGGCTGATCACCACCGTATACGGAGTGGGAATTATCGCCTCCGTGTCGCGGATTCTCTGGTAATACGTCTTCACATCCATTCTCTTCTCCTCTTCTTGACCCGTCTTACTATCGCTTCCCCGCCGGCGTGGCGCAGACACTCGTGCCTGCCGGCGCCGAGACTCTTCTCGGCGCGGGCGAGCCCCGCTCGCCTGCACAGTCCCGAGCTGGCAGCCGGTATCGGGGGCCGTCCGCCCCTTGCCGTAAAAGGCGCCCGGGCCCGCAATCCCGAGCGCCTTCATTCTGACTTCACGGACCCGGCAGGGGCCGCTCCTGACTTCTGACTTCCTACATCCCGCAGGGATGTCAGGGGCGCAGCCCCTGCTACGTATTCACCTGCACGCCCGACGTATTCCGCAGAATGCCGCAGCCGTACAGAATGTCCACCGTGAACTGCTGAGCCAGCGTATCCGGCTGGTAGCTCATCACCACCCGCATACCGAAGTTACCTAACTCCGCATACTCCGCGATCGCCCCTGTCCCCGGCAATGGCTGCGGCAACCGGCGAATCACCAACCCGATCGCGTCCCTCGTGAACGCCAGATTGTGAGTCGTCGTCGGACTGCTGCCCGTGTAAGGAATGAACTGCGACCGGAATACGAAGAAGTCTTTGATCTTCCCCACAGTTCCGTCGATCAGCGCTTTCAACCCCGCGTCGCCTGCCGTCTGGAATTCGCTGAACCGCGGAATCTGTCGCCACGCCGAATACGTCGCCGCATCCACCACCATGTACTTCTCCGCGCTCGGCGGCACCTTCGCCAGGAACAGCGCCGTTTCTGCCGCGTCAATCACGCTCTCCGTGATCGCTGTCCCCGGCGTTCCCACCGGATTGTTGGCCGTGAATCCGGCGTACAAGTTGAGCAGATCGCTCTCCACCTTCTGCGCGATCGCCGCCACCGCCGGTTGCATGTAGATCTTCAACAGGTCCGGCACCGCCAGCACTTTCGTTACGTCCGGAATCTGGAAGGTCGCTTCCGCGTGTGTGTTCAGTACGATCTGGGCATTCCCCAGATTCGGATTTTGAGTTTGTACCGTCCCGCCCTCAAGGATGTTGTTTGCCTGCATCACAGGGGGAATCGGCACGTTGATCGTATCGCCGGCGTGCGCCAGTGCTGGCTCATAATCGCGATCCACCAGGTTCCCCATAATGAGGTTCCCCACCAGTACCGGCAATGCGTCCGCCGCCACCAGCTTGACAATCGCATTGGCGACATTTGCTGAAGTAATTGCTGCCATCTCTTCTCCTTGTTCCTTTCTGCTTGCCGGCTGCCGTCACTCGGTCTGGCCGGAACTTCCCTACAGCCCCCGAAGGGTCTGCGATGCCACGCGCACGATTTCTTCTCGTACCCGCTGCTTCTCCTCCGCGCTCATGCCCGGCCGGATCTGTTCGATGCTCACCGCGTCCCGCCCTCCGGCTGGGGCCTTATGCGTGGCCGTCATCCCCGTGCCCCCCGAAATCCGCGCTGGCAAAAACTCGGGATTCTCGTTCACGAAGTTCGTCAGATACTCCTTGACGGGTACCTCGCCGTTATCGCCCCGAGCCATCAGCCGGCCATCCTCGGTGCGCACGATCCCGTCTTGCACCGCCTTAAACGCCAGGTCGATCTTCGCGACGCCCAGCCGTTGCAACTCCGCCCTCACCGCCGAATTCCGTTCCGCCTCTTCGGCAGCCTTGCGGCTCCGTTGGTTCTCCGCCACCAGTTCGTTCATGCGGCGTTCCAGTTGCTCCCGGCGCTTGCGCTCTTCCTGTAACTCCGCCTTGTACGCCGGTTCGCTTCGCGCTTTTTCAGTATTGGTAAACTCCTGCACCGCCTGCCGCACGATTGCTTGTATGTCGATTCCTTCCATATGTCTCCTTGGGAAGCCTATGCCCCGTTCTCGATCTCTTCCGCCACCTGATTCTTGATGTCCTGCCGGGCGTCACTCAGGTACTTAAATGCCAGCCTCTTAAATACTTCTTTCTTGAGCGTCTTCGATTCGATCCCTAGGTTGAGTAGCTTCTGTGCGTCATCCAGCTCCGTCCCTAAGTCGTGTATATCGAACTCGTCCATCCCCGAAACGTCGATCGTGACGCCGTCCTGTCTTGCCGCCGCGATCGCCCACAGCGTCCGTTTCATCACGTCTTTGACTGTCGCTCCGTACGCCCTCAGCACCTCCTCCGTGGTCGCGAAATCCAATAGTTTGGCGGCTGCCGATTGCCGCCCTCCGGATCCGGACTCTCCGGCCTGAATCATCAGGTAGCAAACCCGGTAGATCTCGTCCCGCAGATTCTGCAGGTTGTCCGCCGCAATTTGATAGACCTTGCCTTCCGGTTCCGTCCACCCGAATCTGTCGTCCTTCCCGAGCTGGATGTAATAGGACTCGCCGACTACCTGCTTCCACTCCCGGTCCGAGTACACCACCGGCGAAGCGAACAGCCCCATCGTGAGTGCCCACGAGAGCGCGTTCGACTTATTAAAGTGCTCCAGTTGCAGCGATGCGGCCTTATTCATGAGCCACAACCCGTCCGACACCTTGACCTCGAATACCGGAACCCGCCCCAGGGACGCCAGCCCGTGCCGCCCTTCGTCAATCGGTTCGATCGCCTGCGATTCCCCGCGCTTTCGGTAGACCCGGTAGGCCTCGCGGTCGTAGTAGATCCACCGCGTCTCCTTCTCCCACTTCGCATCCGTCACTTGCGACTGCTGCAGGCAGGATGTTCGCAGCACAATCCAATCCAGTCCGCCAAGCCTGTCGTGGCTCCAGTTGATCACCTCGTCCGGGCCGTAATCCGTCAGGTACGCTCGCGACTGCCCCAGCGCATCTTCCTCCGCTCGCGTCCGCGCCTCCCCTTCCGCCTTCGGAAAGTCCACCACGATGTAGCTGCTTCCGCATACCAGTGCCTGCACGAACCGCTGCCGGAAGAACTCTGTAAGGCTAGTCCCTTTCAGATCGCAGTCCGCGGAGAGGACAGCGTAAAAGCTCTGTGTCGCCAGGTCGCTGCCACCCAGAAGCATGGAAGGTTCCGACCGCATCAGCGTTGCCGCATACCAGTCGATAATCGACCCGACGTAGTTCTCGTAGAACACCCGCGCCAGCCGCTCCATGTAGATGTCGCCCGGCTCCTTATGCCGCCGCACCAGGTATTGCGCAGCGTCCGAGCGTAACTGATCGCCGCCCGCATACAGATCGCGGTATTGCTTCCAGATCCCCCTGCGCGCAACATACTCAGGATGTTCCCGATTGATGGTTTCCATAGTTAGTTCTTGGTACGACATGCTTTAGCTTGTCCAGGCGAGTGTAGTTCTCTTGTGTGGCAGGCAATCTTGCCTGCAGGCGGCCTTTAGGCCGCCGTATCCGGAACGCGACGAATCTTCTGGCCATGCGTGTAGGCGAGGCCGAAGAGAGTATCCCAAAGCCCGCCCGTATCTCAAAGCATCCTGGTGGATTGCTCCCCGATCGGCGCCAACGGCCGGCATTCTTGCCAAATCAAGTACCCCAGTGCATCCGACACGTGAGTCCTCATGCGATCTCGATCCTTATCGATCTGCCCCGTGTCGCCCTTGTAGCAGACCTGTTCGAAGTCCATAATCAGTTCCTTGCACTTTTCATCGATCTGGATTCCGATATCCCCTCTGGCCGATTTCAGCTTGGTGTTCACTAGGTGAATTCGGTCGCGTACGCTCGGGTTGGATTTCGGAACCCTGAGCTTCGCCTCAAGATACGACGTTACCGAGAATTCCTCTTCCACCATGTCGTAATCCGACGTTCCCGAAGTCTGCTGCGCGAAACCCGATGCATCCCCGTAAATCAACACCCCGGGAGCGTGCCTCGGGAACTTCTGCACAAACGCCTTGCACGCCTGCCTCGTCGTCCCGTGCCGGATCACGATCTCATCCAGCACGTTGATCCGCCCGTCTTTGATTTGCGCGATCACCGAACTCATCGGGTCCACGTTGAAATCCAGCGCCCACAGCAGCGGCAGCCTTGGATTCACACTGAGTGCGGCTAAGTGATCATTCCGCTCGAACGAACTATATATTCTGCTGCCATCCTGATTGAGGTATTCGCCCAATACTTCCTGCGAATAGAACTTCTCATCGTAACTTTCCTGCAACCGCGTATAAAAGTCAGGATCGCGACTTAATAAGTGACGATTCTCGGCGGGTTTCGCCATAATCGTCTGATACGATGGGCCGCGCTTCGCGATGAACTTCCGGTACACCCAGTCGTAACCCTTGGGTGTCCACGCCGCAAAACCGCACAACCTCGTAGCCTTCGGATCCCGCAACCGGCCTTCCAGCCGCAGCCACGCCTCTTCTTGTGTGTACGTCAATTCGTCCAGCCCAAACCATGCCAGATTGGTCCCGCGCAGCCGTTCGAAGTCGTCCACCGGCCGAAACAGAATCCGCGACCCCGTTTCGCTCATCACCAGCGCGTTCTCCGCCTTGTTGTGGTCGTACGGAATCCGATTGGCGGCCAGAATCTCGAATAACGTAGCCTGCGTCGCATCCCGCAGCATCGGGTAAGTAGGAGCACCCAGCAATCCCGTCCGGCCCGGATTTAAGTAAGTCAGTCGGATCGTCTCCTGGCACAACGCCTGGCTCTTTCCACTGCCGATCGGACCCGAGTAGCCTTTGTATCTTGCCGTACATGCGTGAAAGGCGCTCTGTGAAACCAGCGGATCGTAAACTATTTCTCGTTTTCTGACGCCGCTTCCGGAGTCACCCATGTCACTTTGATCTCCTTCGGCTCGTCTTCCTGCCCCAACTCCTGCCCGAGTTGCAGTAGTTTCACGTACTCGGCCACCGTGGGCTCATATCCCTCTTGTTTGATTTTGCTTTCGAACTGCCCCAGTGTCTTTTCCAACAGTTCGTGAACCCGAACCTTCTTGCTGACATCGTCCCAGTTTTCGCAGTCCCGGCAGCTCATGGGAGCCTTCCCTTTTGCCCGACTCTTTTTCGCCATCCGTGGTCCTCAAAATGCAAACGGCCCCGCATCTCTGCGGAGCCGCTCACCTTTCTACGCCCAGAAGAGTAGCACTTACTCGTTCAAGCGCCGCCCTCACTGATTTTCTAACTCCCTGAAACAACGCTAAATATACTTCTTCCCCATCTGTGATCACGAATTTCGCACCGTACCGGGACAACGTTCAGGCGGCGAAGCCTTGTGGGGCAGGCTTTAGCCTGCGGCGGGCTTCAGCCCGCCATACTTGCCACTTGCTGGCCGCCCGCTCGCCCACGCCTTCATTCTGAGTTCCGCCAGACTACTACGGACCCGAAGGGGCCGCTTCTGTCTCCATCTCGCGAAGCGAGATCACGGGCGCAACCCGTGCGTCAGCACCGTGCGCACCTTCTCCAACTCCGGCGTGAACAGCGTCATCTGCTCCGGGTCCGCAAACACCGCCTCATAATCCGCCTCCGAGAACGCCCGCGACAGCCGCGCCGCAAACGTCCCCCGCAACACCCGCCCATAGTGATTGACGTCGTAATCCCGCCGGCCTCCGTCCTCATCGATCACCGCCCCGCCCCCCGACAACGTCCGGTACACCCGCACCCGATCCCCCAAGCTCCACTCCGTCCGCCCGCTCGCCAACATCGCCTCATACGCCGACTCCCGCCGCGACTCCCGCGTCGCCCGATAGTCCACCGGAGTCTTCGTCATCCGTACCTGCGACGATACATCGTACGCCCGCAGTTCCCGCCGCCGCAGTGCATCCAGCGTCGCCACGTAAGCCTCCCGCACGCCGGCCACATCCCCCACCAGCAGTCGACCCACCGCGCGACGTAGGAACGCCTCCCCGAACGGCTCCGCCCTGCTCGACCGGAACGCCACCCCCCGCAACACCAGCCGCCCGTCATACCCCAGCAGCGCGTAGTTCTTCGGCTCGTGCGACAGCATCGCCGCGTACCGCCCCTCGAACTCCAACTGCACCAGCGACGGTAGCAGCGCCGCTACTTCCGCCACCACCCGCCGTTCGTCCGCCTCGCCCCACCCTGAAGGCACCGCGAAGTACACCCCGTCCGTGTCCGCCTCCAGTAGCGTCACCCCGCGCGCCGCCAGTTCCGTGCACATCGTCTCCAGCGTCTCCCGGCCCCGCCTCGTCACCTCATTCGCCGCATGCACGTCCGCGAACCGCGTCAACTCGCCGCCCGCCGCCAGATACCCGTACGCCGAGTTCACCACCAGCTTCATCGCCGCCGACATCGCCTCGAATCCAAAGCGTTCCCCCGACCCCGCGGCAGCCGCACGCCCACTAGCCTTCGCTGCCAGCCGCAACTCCACCAGCCGATCCACCAGTGCCAGCATCGCCCCCAAATGATCGCGCGCCGGCCCGATCCGGAACGCTCGCATCAGCGAGGGGTACAGGCTCGCCACGTCCGCCTTCACCACCCGATGCGCCACGCCAGTCGCGAACACATGCAGTGCCGCGCCGCTGTGCGGAGTTCCATCGCCCGCCTGGTGCGCCGGCAGCGCCATTCCCGAACGAAGGTACGCCCGCACCAGCAGCGGATCGATCACCCCCGTCGCCGCGCCTGCATCCGCCAGCCTCTCGTACCGCCGCGGAGTCATCTGCGCCAGTGCGAACGCCGCGCCTCCCAGCATCCGCGCGAGTGCCGCGACCTCTTCCACATCCGCCGTCGCATATCGCCGCACCCGCGCCGGATCGCGCTGGTACACCGTATAGATCTGGTCGCCCCGAATCGTCTCGCGACCCGGGCCCGCGATTCCCAAATGCTGGGCCACCGCCTTCAGTCCGTGATTCGGCAACTCGCGCGTCGCGAAGTCATATCGCAGCACCGCGTCCAGCGTATCGATCAGCTCCCGCCCCGGAGCTACGTACCGTATCTTCCGGCCGTCGTCATTCCAGGAGGCCGTCCCGCGCCGAGCCCCGCGCTGCCGCAATCCTGGTGCACCCTTCCGCCCCAGCGCCAACGGAACTCGCAGCTTGCGCGCGCGCCGATCCAGAAACGGCAGGTCGAATCCGTGCAGATTGTGATTCTCGATCACGTCCGGATCCGCCGCCTGCACCCGTTCGATCAGCCGCCGAATGAGCTGAGCCTCGTCCTCGTCCTCCAGCGTCTCCGCATTACCCGAAGGATCGCGCACCGCGATCAGGAAGATCCGGTCGTGCTCCGCATCCAGCCCCGTGGTCTCCAGGTCGAACTGCATCCGCCGCAGTTCATCGAACGTCAACCCGCGGAAATACGTTCTCCCCGTAGAAACGAGATACTGTTCCTCCGGCGGCAGCACCAGCGCCGAGCCCTTCCCCAACTCCCGCCACCGCCCCGCCTGCGCCAGCGTCTTCCCATCCTCCGCGCTCACCAGATACCGCAGCGATCCAGCCCCCGCGAGTTCCTCGCACCTCACACCCTCTGCCCGTACCGGCCGATCCACCAGCACCCACGGTCGGAAGCGCTCTTCTTCGCGCACCAGTTCGCCGCCCACCCTGCGCCACACCGTCGCGCAGCCGTCCGCCTCCGCCCACACCGACACAATCCCCGGAGTCGCGTCCCATCCCCACAGCCATTCGTCTTCGCGCGCACCCGGCATCCGGCCCATTCTAACCTCTCCGGACGTGGCGCAGGCACTCCTGCCTGCCGGCGCCGACACTCTTGTCGGCGCGGGCGAGCCCTGCTCGCCTGGATGTCCAACATCGCAGTCACAGATTGTTCAACCCGACCGGGCCCGTCGCACTTATTCTGTCTTCCCACAGCCCCGCCAGGGGCTGTCTAAATCTTGGTTGTCATTTCGTTAAACAGAACTACTGCAAGAATTGCGGAATGCAGCAAAAGATGACTCGGCGCTAAGCGCGGGACCGGGGGATTCTGACTTCCGATAGCCCGCCAGCGGCAGTCAAGACTTCATCGGACCCGCAGCGACCGCTCCTGTCTCCCAAATCGCGCAGCGATTTCAAGGGCGAAGCCCTTGCGCCATGATATACTGGCCCAAGCGTTAGGGACGCATCCAGTCCGCGGAAAGGGCCATGCCCACCCTATGAAAGTAAGTGAAGGTAGCGAACCTTCTTTCAGCCTGACTTAGTGCGGACTCCAGGTTCACCATGAAAGGAGATTCGTATGTTTCCGCCCCCGCATGATGCCCTGCCGCTCCCCGAGCGGCCCAACCTCGAAAACTTCAAGAAGATCGCCAAAGGATTAGTCAAATCCGGCAAGCATCCCACTCTTACTAAGGCGCAGTTCGCCCTCGCCCGCACCTACGGCTTCGAAAGCTGGCCGAAATTCGCCGCGCGTCTCCGCGAACTCGCGCCAAACTCCCCCATCTCACGCTTCGAGGCCGCCGTCGATGCCATCGTCATCGGCAACGCGTCCGCTCTCGCCGATTTACTCCGCGCCGATCGCGAACTCATGCACGCTCGTTCCACCCGCCGGCACGCTGCCACGCTCCTGAACTACACCGCCGCCAACGGCGTAGAAAACTACCG